ATTTGCTTCAGGATTAACTGGCATCGGTAAAGATGTAGCTGGGCTTGGTGTAGGTATGTCTAAAGGTACAGCCACTATTGACCAAGCGGCCGGTGTATTGGGCAACACACTGACCACAGTAGGCGGCACTATTGGTGGATTGTTCGGTGATGCTATCAAAGGTACATCAGCTTACATGACTGACACTATTAAAAACTGGAGAGAATTCAGTAGAATGGGTGTTGATCTATTTGGAGATTCATTACTACTTGAAGCAACAATACGTAAGAATTTAACTACTAACGAAGAATTTCAAAGTGTTGCATCCGAAATGGGTGCTAGTATGTTTAAGTTTGGCGCCACTACCAACGAAGGTTTATTAAAGTTCACAGAATTTAATCAAACATTTTTAAACGATGCAAACCTTAAATTGTTTGCTCGTATGGGCCTGGTTCCAAAAGACATGACCGAAGGCATGGCTTTATTTTTACGTGGAGCAAACAGTTCAGCTATTAGCCAAGCCATGACTGCTCAACAAGTAGCAGATGCCGCAAGAGATTTAACAATACAATTACAACTTACTGCCAAATTAACTGGCATGAGTAACAAAGAACAAGAAAAACAAATAGAGCATTTGCAAAATCAGGCCTTATATCAAGCGGCATTAGATCAAGCAACACCAAAACAAGCTCTTGCTATGAATGATATTAACAATAATCTTGCGGCATATCCACAAAAGATACAAGATTTTGTTCAAGAAAGTTTAGCAACAGGCGGTATTACAGCTAGTAAAAATGCACAAGAAATTACTGCAGGTTATGGCGCTAATTTTGCGCAATTAGTACAACGTATTGGTCAGTTAACTAAGACAGGCAATGAAGCAGAAGCACAACGTTTAACTAGAGAAGTGCTAATGCCAGCATTTCTTGAATCACGTAGACAAGGTGGACAATTAGTAGCAGGTAGTGGAGGAAGAACAGCAGGTAGTGAAGCTGTATTAAGTAGTTACGAAGGTGCAAACAATCCAGCCAATGTAATGAATCAGCGTATTAAAGAGTACATGGCACAAAATCCAGGATCAACTTATCAAACGGCATTTAATCAACTAGTAGCCGCAGGCAAGATTGATCTTAAAGGAATACAAACTGTTGCAACTGAAGCAGGCAACAAAGGTGAAGCACCAAAAGGTGCAATAGCAACTGAAGTATTCACATCTGCTGAAAATTCTATTCGTCAAGTAGGCAGTGTATTTGCTACTAATATTAGTCAAGCGGCCACTGATACTAAATCTTTCCATAATGCAATGTCTGATTTGATGAAAGAAAAATTCATGTACGATCCAAAAGGATGGGCACAACAATTAATTGACAACTTTACTAAGAAAAATGAAACAGGCTTAGTACCAAATAATAGACCAGAAAATGCAGATGTTGCCAACAGCAGTGATCGTCACTGGAACGGAGTTGACTCTAATTTAATGAGCAACTTCATGAGCAGTGGACAAATTGGAGATTTAACTAAATCTTATGGTGCTGGCCGTCCATTAGAAGCACACGGTACTGAAATTCCGCCAATGTTACCTAGCCAGTTAAGCGCAATTATACAGCGTAGTCAGAAAGAAATGCCCAATATGGTAGCAGGATTAAACGCAGGCATGAATGCAGTAATGCCTATGTTAAGCGGTGTGTTAAGTAAAGTGCCTACTACTATTAGTAGTGCGGGCGGTTCTTTACAAAATGCTATACCTAATATACAAGAAAGTTTGGAAAGCGGCATTGGATCACTGTCTGGCGCCGCTAAAAACATTAGCCTATCTGACCTAAATGATAATTTACACCAGATAAGTAAACATATGGAACAAGCTGTCAGTGAAATTACCAAAGTTGTTAGTTATACAGAAAAAACAGCAACTAATACCAAATATGTCGGTGGCAATGTTCATTAAAGGACTTAATATAATATGAGTTGGAAGAAATTTTTTACCCCGGTAGCTGTTGAAAGCGGAAACAGAAGCCCAATCGCATCTGGAGCCACTAGTGCAGGTATGGGGCCAGCTAAAACTAATTACAGCAGTTACTTGCCCGATGTATATACTGGTAGTCCAAACCGTATAGAACGTTACAATCAATATGAAACAATGGACACTGATCCAGAAGTCAATGCCGCATTAGACATTTTAGCAGAATTTACTACACAAAAGAATAAAGATCAACACAGTGCGTTCAGTATTGACTGGCGCAGTAAAGCAACTAATAGTGAAATTAAAATTTTAGGCGAGTATCTTAACCAGTGGAGCAAACTACAAGAGTTTGAAACACGTATATTCCGTATCTTACGTAACACATTTAAGTATGGCGACAGCTTTTTTATTCGTGATCCAGAAACACAAAAATGGTTTTATGTAGATCCTAACAAAGTTGTTAAAATTATTGCCAATGAAAGTGAAGGTAAGAAGCCTGAACAATATATTATTCGCGATTTAAATCCTAATTTTCAAAATTTAGTAACCACAATGATTACTCCTAACTTGCGAGATAATCAGCGTGGCGGTGTACAAAGTAGTTATGTAAGTGGTGGCGTCAGTGCTCGTGGTGCAACTGGAGCATATCCTACTAGCGGCGGAAGTAGATTCAGTAAAAATGAAGGCGAAGTTGCTATTGATGCAGATCATGTTATACATTTGTCATTAAGTGAAGGATTAGATAACAATTATCCATTTGGTAATAGTTTATTAGAAAATATTTTTAAAGTTTACAAACAAAAAGAACTATTAGAAGATGCTATTCTTATCTATCGTATACAACGTGCTCCTGAAAGACGTATCTTTCATATCGATGTAGGTAATATGCCAAGTCACTTGGCTATGGCGTTTGTGGAAAGAGTCAAAGACCAGATCCACCAACGTAGAATTCCTAGCCAAAACGGTGGCGGGCAAAACGTTATTGATAGCGCATACAATCCATTAAGCATCAACGAAGACTATTTCTTCCCTAAATCATCCGATGGCCGTGGTAGTGATGTAACAACATTACCTGGCGGAACTAACTTGGGCGAAATTGACGACTTAAAATACTTTACTAACAAGTTATTCCGTGGCTTACGTATACCAAGTAGCTACTTACCAACAGGCGCAGACGATAGTCAAGCCAGTTATAATGATGGTCGTGTAGGTACAGCATACATTCAAGAGCTACGTTTTAACAAATATTGTGAACGTTTACAAAATTTAGTATCAAAAATATTTGATTTAGAATTCAAACGCTACATTTACACTCGCGGTGTTAACGTAGATGCTACATTATTTGATTTAAAATTCAATCCACCATTAAACTTTGCTAGTTCACGACAAGCAAGTCTTGATGCAGAACGCATCAACACATTTAATACTATTCAAGCAGTGCCTTATATGAGTCATCGTTTTGCTATGAAACGTTTCTTAGGATTAACCGAAGACGAAATGGCAGAAAATGAACGTATGTGGGCCGAAGAACAAGGTCAAGGCAAGCCAACAACTACTGACAGCGCCGGCGAATTACGTGGCGCAGGCCTAAGTGCTGGTGGTATTGCTGGTGATATGACCGGCGAAGGTGACTTAACAGCACCAGAAGGAATGCCAGGACAAGAAGGTGGACAAGAACCTAATGCAGGTGAAGGACTAGGCGGTGCGGCAGCTCAAGCACCGTCTGCACCACCAACTGCATAAATATAATATGATTCTTAGAGAACTATTCTACATTGATCCACAAACACGTCATGTCGGCAACGACATGCGTTATCAGCCTGAGCGCGATCAGTCTATGATGCATAGAAAAGATACACGCAAGACTAGATTAACTCTATCACAAATTAACGAGCTACGAAAAGCAAGCGAAGCTCATATACTAGAACAGGAAGCTGAGTTGGACTTTATACATACCATGTATCAGAAACCGCCTCCACAACCAGTATAAAATATAAAAATTTTTAAAAATGGCCGATTTTTGCACGATATCAGCTAGTATTTTGCTGATTGGTGTAAATATCTTACAGCCTTGTACATATCACAGGAGACAAACATGACTGACCGTACGCAATTTGAAGCTATGCTAGAAGCTTTGATCAATGAAGATCAAGAAACAGCAAAAGACATATTCCATAATATCGTAGTGGCTAAAAGCCGTGAAATTTACGAAGAATTATTAGAAAGCGATTTCCCACCAGCAAAAGAAGAAGAAGGTGCTGAAGGCGGAGACGACGGAGAAGATAAAGAAGACGATAGCGAAATTGGTGGCGATGCTACAGATGATTTCGAAAAAGATATCGAAAAT